CTTGACAAACAACCTCAATGTGATTTGTTGATAACAGATCCTCCATATAGTACAGATGTAGATGATATAGTATCATTTGCTAATGATTGGTTGCCAAAAGCGCTAAATAAGGTTAAAGATACTGGTAGAGCTTATGTTTTCATCGGTGCTTATCCAAAAGAGTTGCAGGCATATCTTAATGTTGTATTACCAAAACATATTGTTTTAGAGCAAATATTGATTTGGACGTACAAAAATACATTAGGCAACAATCCAAAAGATAGATACAAACTCAACTATCAAAATTGTTTGTATTTCAAAGGCGTCAATGCTGGTGATTTAAATTGTCCTATAATTAATGAGCAATGGGCAGTAATGGAGATTAATGCTCCTGATGGTAGATTAGGTAATAGATATCATACTTGGCAAAAACCAGATGAACTAGCTGAAAGACTAATTAGACATAGTACAAAAGAGAATGATATTGTTCTAGATTGTTTTTGTTGTACTGGTACTTTTCTTATTGCTGCAAACAAACTTGGTAGACGGGGTTTTGGATGCGATATATCAAAAGATAATCTCAATATAGCTATTGAAAGGGGTTGTAAGTATGAGTAGTGATTTTTCAACCTCTATGAATACAAGTATATCTCTATTCAGGGATATACTAAAACCTGAGTTAGAACTTCAATTAGGAGGCCAATTTGTAAGTATTGAAGGCAAAGATGATCCTGTTTATAAGGCATTAGATTTGTTTGCAGGCATAGATTTGCTTTGGATAAAAAATAATCAAATATCAGGCGTAGCAAATAGAATTCAAATTTCTAATAAGAATTGGGCGACATTTACAATTCGTGCCGAAAGAGAATCAGGTACAAAAACAGAATATGATAAAAGAAAAGAATCAATAAACGATGGTTTGTCAATATATCCACAATACACAATACAAAGTTATGTTACTGATAATAATGAGTTGTTGAGTTTTGCTATTGTACCTACTGTAGATATATTTGATGCTATTGAAAAAGGATATTATGAATTGCAACATACAAGAGCTGACCAAAAAGGTCAAGCTTTTTTTTATGTTGTTAAATGGGATGTTTTAGAAAAATTAGGTAAAAGAATAAAAATATTTGAGGCTTGAATTAATAAACCTTTCTTTTAGTGAGGGTAAAATGAATAAAACAAATAAACAATTTGGTGTATATGGTATATATTACAATGACAATCTTTTGTACATTGGTAGCACAGATAATTTTGAGAGAAGAAAAAAAGAACATATTAAAAAATTAAAATCTGGTAAACATAACAAAAGACTACAAAAGTATTTTGATGATAATGTTGGTAATACTGATTTGCTAGAATTTAGAATGGTACATGAAACTTTAGATAGTAGCAAAGTTAGATTATTTTTTGCAGAGCTAATCTGTATATATATCATGAAACCGTTGTGTAATCGTCCAGTAATACAGTTAGGAATGAAGTATCTAAGTTTGGGTAATCCAATTGTTAATTTTGATGAAGAAATATTAAAGTATTTGTGAGGTGTGATTCATATGAATGATAAGAAAAAAGAAGTTAAAAATGACATAAAATATATATTGGATTTGTTAAATAAAATTCAGGAAACTATAAATGAAATTAAGGTATCATAGAGTTTCAGTTTAGAAGGGAAGGTGAGGTGGTGTGAAGCTAACTGAAAAGCAGAAAAGATTTGTTGCAGAGTACATCAAAGACTATAATGCCACCCAAGCGGCGATTAGAGCAGGATATAGCGAGCAAACAGCTTACAGCCAAGGTAATAGATTGTTGAAATATGTTGATATAAAAAAAGCCATAAAAGCAGTACAGGATGAAATCAGGAAGAAGAATATAGCAGAAGCAATAGAAGTAGAAGAGTTTTTATCTTTGGCTATGAGAGGAGAAATAGAGGAAGAAGTAGTTGTAACTGAAAACATAGGAGATGGTGAGAGTAGAGCAAGAGTATTTAAAAAACAGATATCGGCAAAAGAGAGAATAAAAGCAGCCGAATTGCTTGGTAAGAGGTATGCTTTATTTACTGAAAAAGTTGATATGGATGTAGATGTAGGCACAGAAAAACTAGATTCAATCTTAAGGCAATTAAAGGGAGATTGATAGTATGGCAGAAGAATTATTATTATCAGATAAGTACAAAGCATTCCTCAAACATGATGCACCAGTAGAATTTATGGAAGGGACTACGTCTAGTGGGAAAACCACTGTAGGAATAGTAAAATTTATGCTAAAAGTAGCAGATAGTCCAAAGAAGTTACATGTACTATCAGGATTAGACCTAGGAACTATAGAAAAAAATATAATCAACAAAGACTTAGGAATAATTGATATATTTGGTAGTTTAGTAGAATACAACGCAAGTGGTAAAGGAGAACACTCATTACCGCATATTGTTTATCGAACACCTAGAGGAGTTAAAATTATTTATGTATTAGGTTATGACAATAAGTCCAGATGGAAGAAGGCATTAGGTGGACAATATGGCTGTGTTTATATAGATGAAATCAACATAGCCGACATGGACTATGTTCGTGAAATATCAATGCGTTGTGACTATTTGTTGGCGACATTGAATCCAGACGATCCGAATCTACCGATATACAAAGAATACATTAATCATTCAAGGCCACTGTCTGAATACAAGAACGATGCTCCTGCTGAACTAAATAACATGCTGAATGAAGAACCAAAACCTGGATGGGTACATTGGTTCTTTACTTTTGATGATAATTTGGGATTAGCAGAAGAGAAGTTACAACAGATAATAACTAACGTGCCAAAGGGAACAAAATTATACAAGAATAAAATCCTTGGACTGAGAGGTAGAGCAACAGGGCTTATATTCCCGAATTTTAGCAGGAAAAACAATGTGCGGCCCATTGATTGGGTTAAGAAAAGAATGGCCGATAAAGATAATCCTCTTAAATTTGAAATATTTTCATGCGGTGTAGATACAGCATATTCACAAGAAAGCCCTGATACGATAGTTTTTATATTCCAAGGTATTACAAGTAAAGGTCAATTGATTATTCTAGATGAAGAAGTATACAATAATGCTGATTTAGAAATACCATTAGCTCCTAGCGATATTCCTGCAAGGCTTATAACTTTCCTAGAGAGGAATAGGGAAAAGTGGGGATTTGCACGTGATGTTTTTATAGACAATGCTGACCAGGCGACTATAACAGAGCTTAATAAATATAAAAGACAGCATGGAAGTATTTATAATTTCCTGAATTCATACAAGAAAGTCCAAGTAATAGATAGAATCCATTTAATGCTTGGTTGGATTAATGTTAATGAGACTAAACCAGAAGCTGATTATATAGTGTTAGACCATTGTGTTAATCATATTAGAGAGCTAGAAAGCTATAGCTGGAAAGAAGATAAGTACGAGCCGGAGGACAGGAACGATCACACCATAAACTCATCGCAGTATGCATGGATTCCTTTCCGTACTAAAATCGGCATATAGTATGCAATATAAAAAAAGGAGTAGGAGGTTAACCTCATGGGCTTGAAAGAGGTGATAAGAGGAATGGTAGTAAGACTACTTAATATACAACCAGCACAGGACAATCAAATAAGTATTAGGGAAACACTATCCCATGCAGGAACTGTATTAAGAAATCGAATTTGGTACCGTGGAGACCCGTCAGAGCTAGACCAATTTTTTAAACAATCAGCCATAGATGACGTAGGGAGAAGTAGATTTTGGGCAGCAGTTCCTAGTACAGATTCAAGTATACGAAAGATTCATAGCGGATTACCAGCTCAAATAATAGATAAGCTTGTTGATATTGTTGTTTCTGATTTAGACAGCATAACTCTAAAAAATGAAGAGAATCAAAAATTGTGGGATGAAATTGTAAAAGATAATAACTTTAGTGATGAATTGCTTGGAGAAGCCATAACAAACACTTTAATAGATGGAGACGGAGCCTTTAAATTAAGTGTTGATACAGAGATTACAGAATATCCGATTATAGAGTTTTATAGTGGAACAGAGGTTGATTATAGATACAAAAGAGGAAGGCTACAGGAAATTGTATTCTATGCTTATTATACTTACGAAAATGAGACCTATAGGCTAGAAGAAATCTACGGTAAAGGATATATAGACTACAGGTTGTACGATAAGCATGGTGAAGAAGTACCTTTGTCCAAGGTGCCTGAAATAGCACACTTAAGTAAAGTTACTTTTGCTGGAAATTTCATAATGGCAGTGCCGATAAAATTCTATAAGTCAGCTAAATGTAAAAATAGAGGTAGTTCTATATTTGAACGTAAGTCTGATAATTTTGATGCACTTGATGAAGTAATATCCCAATGGATAGATGCTATAAGAGCTGGAAGAGTTAAGAATTATATACCAGAAGATTTAATACCTAAAAACCCAAATACTGGGGTAGTAATGAGACCTAATCCATTTGACAATCAGTTCATCAAAATCGGAACAAGCATGGCCGAGGATGCAAAAAACAAGATAGACCAGATACAGGCAGATATAAACTATGAGGCGTTTGTAGAATCCTACGCTAATACATTGGATATGTGCTTGCAGGGAATTATATCACCATCTACTCTTGGTATCGATTTGAAAAAGACTGACAATGCAGAAGCACAAAGAGAAAAGGAGAAAGCTACTCTCTATACTAGAGGAAAGATAATTAACACTTTGTATGAAGTTATACCTTTATTAGTCGATACAACACTGAAAGTCTATGACAATATGAAGAAAAGAACCCCTAAAGATTATGAAGTTAGCATTACTTTTGGAGAATATGCAAATCCTGATTTTGGCAGTATTGTAGAAGTGGTAGGTAAAGCTAAGTCTTATGGAATTATGTCCCTTGAGCAATGTATTGAAGAAATCTATGGCGACACTTGGACTGATGATGAAAAAGCCTTGGAGGTTGCAAGGATTAAAGCAGAAAACAGTTTTATCACAGATGAACCGCTTATAAAGACAGATGCAGAAGATAAAGAAGATGATATAGATGAATGATTACGATGTCGGAGAAATATTTCAAGAGATAGAGCTTGAACTAATCGAATCCATGAAACGCAATCTCGCGAGGCATGAGAAATGGGAAGAGGAGGAAGGTTTTAGATGGGAGCAGTGGCAGGCTAAGAAGATAAGAGAACTTCGAAAGTTTAGGTCACTGAACAAAGCTATAATGGCAAAGTATTCCCGTCAGCTTGATGAAGCTACAAAAGCAAATTTGAGAAGGCAGTATCTTGAAGGTGGCAAAAAGGTTGATAAAGAAGTATTAAAAGCTATTGGAAAAGGTTTTATTTTAATACGTAGCACACCGTCAGATGATTTTTTTCAAGGTAATGACAGGAGACTTAAGAGCCTAATAAAAGCAATCAATAACGACTTCAAAGAAGCACAATATGCAGCGCTGCGTCAGATGGACGACGTGTACCGCAGGACTATATTCAAAGCAGAAACCTTTTTGAGTTCAGGGGCTTATACGCTTAATCAAGCAATTGATATGGCCACAAAGGATTTTCTTGAGAAAGGAATTGACTGTATTATCTATTCGGATGGTAGAAGAGTTAATATTGCCTCCTATGCACAAATGGCGATAAGAACAGCCAATAGAAGAGTACAGCTAATGGGTGAAGGAGAGCGCAGAAAAGAATGGGGTTTAAGCTTGGTTTTAGTTTCTCAATATGCGCAAAGTTCACCTACATGCCAACCATGGCAAGGGAGAGTATACATAGATGATGTGTATAGCGGAGGTAGCATTGAGGACGGCGATTATCCGTTGCTAAGTACGGCAATAGAGGCAGGCTTATTTCATCCTAATTGCCGGCATACGTTAAGTACTTTTTTCGAAGGTATCAACGAAGAACCGAAACCGATGAGACCAAGTGAGCTTGGCGACGCTTACGAAAGAGCAAAAAGAGAAGCTGAGATAAAACGCAATATTCAGAAGTATACCAGACTGAAAGTCGGGAGCCTAGATTCTGAAAATATAAAAAAATATGACTTGAAGCTTAAGGAGTGGCAAAGTAAACTTAAAGAACTTCAGGACGAAGGGCTTTAAAGAAGATAGAAAGAGGTGATGTATTTGGTTGAAATAGTTGAAAAGCAAAATTATTGTTGGAGATGGAAAAGTATTGTCGGGGAAGCAAAGCTGTTACAACAGCATTTAAGGCGACCGTAATACTTCAAAAAGTAGATTAGATCCGAAAGGATTTTTTATTTTGTGTTTTACTCTTTTTTAGTATTTGCAGA